GATCTTACGAGTTTCTGTATCACCAAGATCAAGATAAGGGGTTGAATAAGAGCTAACAACATTAGCTCCATTCATACTATTTCCACTCTCCTGACGATAAACACACCCATCAAAATCACCGTGTATCACCACTTCAGAACCACCTATATATCTAGATGTAGCACAAGATACTCTAATACCTAATAATTCACCAAATTCCCAACCAGTTTGCTGATCTGAGGTTCTAAGAGCCCCAATAATCCCTTTAGAATCACTAACAGGAAACGAATCATCACCAAAGAAGTATCTAAATTGTGATTTTCCTCTTATAACCAAAGAATTAATAGCTGTACCTGCAACAGCAGCAACTCTAGTAGAAACAAGTTGGTGAATTGGCTTTGAAATAGACTCTAGTTCAACGTCACCAATCTTATCAGTACCAGAAATAGGTCTAAATCCATCAGGAGCCAAGAATATCAAGTCTCCACCAATTTCAATTACTGAATCACGAGCTACACAACCAATATTTCCTGTAACATCTTCTTGTAAGAACCCGGCTGTCACATCAGCAGTAGCAGATTTGATCTGATTTTCACCAAATATGAACAATTTGTCTCTAAATGGCTTAAAATCGACAATAGCAGCGCCACAAGGCATCTGCCCCCCACCATCTGCTGCTAAGAAATCATAGAACTTATTTGGTGCTGAATATGATAGTAGGCCGGTCTTATCGTTACGAAGATCACTTGCCAAAAAAAGAGTATTTTTAAAGAAGGTTACCAAAAAAGGAGCATCTATGGCTTGATTTCCACCGGCTGTAGCTAGAGCCAAACCATCATTAGTGCTTTTAACGAAGGCCCAAGTTGTTCCATCGAATATAACAGCGTTATTAACCCCATCTACAATAGCTAAATAGTTCTTAGCACCATCGTTACCAACTGAGTATCTAAGCTTGTCTACCTCAGAACCACCGTCTATATATTTGTGGGTTAATCCTGTAGTAATAGCAACCCAACCGGTACCAGATTGATAATCGTACAATTGGTAATTATCGTCAGCACTATTCTTTCTAGCAGCTATAATTTGGGTAATTCCAGTATCACTATTGTCAAAAATGATGATACCTAACACTCTACCTGTTGCCGTACCGGCTCCTACTTCTGCAAAAGCAGGATCATATGGTTGAAACCCATTAATTCTACGATATCCACCTGATAACCCAACCTCATAGTTAATAAGTCTTGTAGCACATCCGGGCTTGTTAGCTGACAAGTTAAGGTAATTGTTGGTAGTGTCTAAGCCACCTTCACAAATTATACGATTACTCTGTGCCTTATCTGACAATTATCAAATACCTTTAGTATACATTCTCTGCATACAACCCAATTAATCTAGGTTGGTTAACCATTCCTGTACGAACCTTGTTTTCCTTGTTGATCAACAACGTTCTCATATGCTGTAGATTTAATTTAAATCTTTCTTCAGCTTGTGTAGCCTGTTCTGTGTTATCTCTAAACATGTAGTAGTGGTATAACGCCCCCTGCATAATAACATCATCAAAGTTTGTTGGAATTAATGAAGTGTCATTATAACTAACTAACGCTGTATTAGAAGACCAATAATCAAACTTAACTGTGTATGCTTTATCAGGACTTGGTGTTACAGAAAACCCTGACCCATGTTTCTCAAATACATACTTTGGAAGTGTTAATCCAGCAGTCCCAGCATTCAGGTCATCTTCTCTGAAATCCTTATACCATAAATCCCTAGAGATAAACAACAAAGTCTTACTATTTACTGAAAGAGCATCATCTTTTGCAATAATGAAGCTTCTCCAATCAACTAACTTAAGATCAGTAGGCCAGCTATAATCATTAGTGCCTTGTGTTAATACTTGTGAGGTAGTAACAGCAGCAAAAGGCCACTGTGGTTCATATTGACAAATTTGTTCAATAGAAGCATTAATGGCGTCCTTAGCCATAGCTTGAACGCCTCTAGCACCAGCAAAGTCGGATTGCCCCATGGTAACTTCATTAAGTCTACGGAGCAAAAGATTGGACAAGTCTATAAATGTAGTTGAGGCCATTAAGCTTTCCTTATGAAAAAAGGGACTAGGATGTTAGTCCTAATCCCTTCAATTTAGATTTGTATGATAGTATTAGCTCTTACGGGCTGTAATACCCGGATTGCGCTCATCCTTCACATCGATGTAGTATGCAAACACACGAACCTGACCCGCTGATAGAGTACCTGTTAGGGTAGACAATGTTACGTCAATTGTTGAAGCTGACGAACCACCAGTTTGTAGCGGATAAGCCGCTGAGTTAGTAGGAGCATAGGCATTTGCAGAACCACCTACAACGTCAAATCCAGTTACGAAATTTGAAGCGGCAACGGTTGAACCGATACCAATTGTTGTTGTAGTAGCAGTAGCAGGAACTAAGAGTTCACAACCTGCTGCTAGAACTACTGATTCTGGTGGAATATTGATTGCCTGAATTACGTCAGAAGCAGCAAGGCCTGAGCCTTTAGTTGTTGCTGCAACAGCGAAATCAATAATCTTCTCTACGTAGTGACCGTTTGTGCGAACACTTGCGACAGAAGGAGGTAGTGAATTACCAAGTGAAGTAGCCAAATTTACTGTAGCCATTTGTTAAATCCTTTCCTCCAATTACTTACTTACGTTCCAGATAGCTCTAAACAGAGCTTCAGGACGTAGAATCTTACGGCCATATACGTGCATAGCACGGTAAATATCACCGAAAGTATCAGCAGAACGAATTGATTCGCTCTTAGCTAGGTTCTCAGCAGTAGCAACGGCTGACTTGTGACCTGCTACCACAACACCATAGTTTGATGAAGAACCAGCGGTATTGATTGTAGAGTCACCAGTACCGAATACTGGCAAATTGTTGCTTAGGTATAGTGTGAAACCACGTACCTTTTCACCTGAGAACAGAACACCATTTGAGGTATTCAAACCCGGATTGTTAGGGTTGTTGTCACGGTTTAGGTACTTAGAATTTTCATCACCTAGCAATTCAACGAACACAGGGTCAACTACGGCCCATCTATTGTCACTGTCTACATTTTGTTCGTTCATTAGACGATCAAAACGAGCCAACAATTGTAGTGGAGTAGCGTCGTATGTTCCTGAAACACCTAGAGGGATTGAGTTAGTACCAGTGCCAGAGCTTGAGAATGCAGACTTAGTTAGCTGATTTGCAGCTAGCCATTCATCTGATCCTGCGTCTGACCATGCCTTAGTTCCGGGGAAAGTTGTACGAGCAGTCCAAGTTCCTGAACCGGGGGTAGCTTCGTAGTAACCGGCAATGTAGCCTAGAATTTCACGGTCGAAAGCATCGGCCATTCTATAGGCACCACGATTACGAGCCAAGTCATCCCAATTGATGTGTGACATTGACTCTTCAATGTCGTCAACCTTGAAGGCCCAATAGGTAGCTTGATCAACTACAAGAGTGAAGTCGCTGTCAGTTAGGTCTTGTGGGACAATCTTAGCACCACGAGCATATGGTACGATTGTGATTTCGGGTTCTTTGATGATACGAACAGAGTCACCCATGTTCGCAATTTCACCAAAGTAGTCATTATTTGTGATTGCTTGGACAACTGACTTCTTACGGAATGTCTTCTGAACCTTCTTTGAATAGATTACAGGTGACCATACACCGTTAGGTAAATTGCCCCAGCCTGTTGATGCTGGAAAAGCCATATCTTAAATATCCTCTTTAGATAATGTGAGTAAATTAGGTTAGGAATGGAGATTTTCCTTACCCTTTGAACAAACACTAGCGATGTTAGAGGCCATTTAAGATACGGTCATCTTGCAAAATGAGGAGTATCTTGGGTTGGGTAGTTCTATTGCAGTTATTTGTTTTAACAATTAGTAGGGTGCAATTTGGCCTACAGTAGATTAGTGATCTTTGTATTACAAAGAGGTAATCTGGTAGTGATCAGTAGATCACATTTTCGAGTTATATACGAACCACTACCATAGAGTCAATAGTAATTAGTTATTTTTACTAATTATTTTTATCTAGCGCCACCGGTAACGTCCATTAGGACTCTACCTTCTCTCAAAGCAGCAGTAATCTTTTCTTCGTTCTGTTCATAAACATGATAAGGCATCTTACCAATTTCAGATTCTGTGAACAGATATTGCTTACCATCATTAGGTCTCTGAGTACCCCTAGAAGGAATGTCAGATGCAGCCTGTCTTCTAGAATCAGTAGCATCCTTCTTCTTCTTAGTCTCAATAATACCTCTTTCAAGTTTGTACATTGAGATTACATCTGCTGCACTCTGCCAATCAGTTACAGATTCATCCGAATACAAAGCATCCTGCATTCTTTTTGATTTTCCTGCAATCCATTCTTCGAAATCTGGATCAATTCTGATCTTATCGAAAAAGTCAGGATGTGCTTCTGATAGCTTTCTCTGAGCCGTCAAGACAGCTTCACGCTGCTTATCTTCCTCAAAGGCCTTAACCTTCTGGTCTACAGCCTCCAATTGAGCCCTTGCCTGACGGTTGGCCAAGGTAGTAACCACTCTAGCAATGTCAGGATATGCCTGAGCCCATTCTTCTAAAGCAGCTTCATCATCTGCATTAGGAACATTAAGTCCTTTTTTTGTAGATTGATCTAATTGAGATTTAAGTTCTCGTATGGTGCTATCTTTTTGCTGATCTAGTCTACGTAGGTCACCATATCTCTTTTTCCAAGTTAATTCTTCTTTATTAAGTTCTGGTTCTTCTCTATTTAGTTCATTTTCAGTTTCAAGATTCTCAATTTCTTGTTCTTCTTGATCTTCCATATAATTTCTTTGATACATAGGCATTATTGTGTTTTCCTTTGGGGTTGTTAAAGTTGCTAATTGGTTTACCAACTAGGGTTTACAAGTATTCCATGATTTACCTGTAGTTAAAAGG